CAATTAACTGAACGATACGATTACGACGCTGAATATCATTTACAGTTAGATTAGCGTGTTTACCATCCAGAGCAAAAAGTTCCTTAAAATGAGTAATAAAGTAACGACCTTGCTTATGAAGAATGTGACAACTCTGATAAAGTTTCTTCTCTTTTCTTGAGGCAACTCCAATACGAGTCAAAGTTTCACGAACTTTTAAGAAATCATCTGGTTCATTCAGAATGACTTCTATCATCATATCGGGCGACCATTGTACAGTGGGTTCTTGAACGACACTCATTTTGTTCCTCCAGTTTCAAATTTCGATTTAATAAATGTTAGTTGCTCCTTTGTCAGAATCCTCAAAGCCTGCTGTGCCTTTTCATTACTATAACCATAATAACGTTTGACAATACCAAGATCTTCGATTTTATCTTTACGGAGCCAAGGAGAATACCTCCTTTTAACCCTCAGAATATTTATAAGAAAGTCATATTGCATTTTTTTGGGAAGAAAATGATACTGATTTAGTTCATTCACAAACATAATACAATCAATTTCTCCAGAAAGACACCGATTAATAATATATGGAGCATACCCCTTCTCAGTTGAAGGATCTTCATCAATCAGGTTCTTCTTCGTTTGATTGATTGTGTTCAACCAGTCCTTCAATTCAGACATCAACTAATCCCTCACCTTTCAATCTATTGTAATTATAGCAACCATCAAAACTAAATTGAATTTTGGGAGTTTTTGTGTAATTAAATAATAGCAGTTCTTTACGTTGTTTTTGGTCTCTCATATATTCACCAACAGAACGCATCGTATAAGTTAAATCAAACTCAGCAGCATTCCAGTTCGTAAACCTATCTTTTACAAGTTGGTCTGAATTATAGCTCACCAATTGGTCCATATCATTAGCATCACAATCAGCAGCAAACTTATCGTGATCAAATCCTTTGTGCATTGATCCCTTACGCCCATAGAGATTATCCTTAATGTCATAAGGAGGGTCAAGATACATAAAAGCACCTTTGTTTCCATCCATCAGATAATCATAGGAATAATTAGTTATACGCCAATTAGCAATCAGTTTAGAATAATCCGGAAGTTTTTCAATACCTCTCAGTGAAAAATTGCTATTCGATGCTTGTGGAGAAAAAGAAGAACTTTCGGTAAGACCACTAAAGGAGCACTTATTGACGATATAAAATCTGACTGCTCGCTCAAAATCTCCAGTCTTAGGATCATTTAGGATAGTTTTAGAGATGTCAAACAACCCCCTTGCAGAATCAGGATCAGGGCAGGCACTCTTAAAATGTAAGAGATGGTCCTTAAGTTCCGTTCCAAACATCTGGAGTTGCTGCCAGAAGATTACAAGCGGAGAATAAAGATCATTCACCCAAATCTTGAGGTCTGGATATTTTTTAGTAATATGAATTGCCACAGAACCACCGCCAAGAAATGGTTCTCGAAACTCATCATAATTACGAAGATCTGGGAAATAAGGGTCCATCTTGGTACAAGCACGGGACTTGCCGCCAGGATACCTTAAGCAGGTTTTAAGAGATTTCTGTGTTTTCATAATCAGATTTGTGATACTTCAAGTATTCCCAAAAGGTAAGTTTCATTTCTTTATGCGTCATACCACAGTGCTTTGCTGCAGCAGGAAGAGTCATTTTAGCACGAAAGAGTGCTTCATTTGCCTCTTTCACATTCTCTGGAGTTGTTTTAACAGGTTCTTCTTTAAGATTCTTATATGAGATTTTATACTGGTTCACTTGAAATTGCACTCCACCATTATTTCAGTCAAGCAAGCAAGAAGATTTATCTCTTGGTCCGCAACAAATGCCGATTGATATTGATACTTTGCCACAACTAATACTGCGGCAGCAATAGAAGGTCCATCAAGAACATCATACAAAGAGTCATAGATACGACGCAAAATGATATTGGTGTCATTATCCAAATTGGAAACAACCCACTTACGAACTTCGGAAAAGTTCTTTTCTTTCAGATACTTGTTTAGTTCATTTACGGAGATGTCCGAAAAGGATGCCAAAATACCAGAATCAATTTCACCACTAACAGAATATCTTTGACATTCGTTAGTGACCCGTCTGAAGTCTGGGAAGTGCTTGTTTATCAGTTCCGCAAGGACCTTCGGATCATATCTGACGCCCTCCTTATCCAGGATGTTTTGTAGACGCTTGAAGAAGGATCCTGCCAACTTGGTCTTTTCTTTTCCTTTGATTGTGAAGTCAATGACGGCACATCGGGAGTGGAGAGGTTCAATGATTTTGTTTTTGTAGTTGCAGGTGAAGATGAATCGGCAATTACCAGCAAATTCCTCAATAAACGCCCGTAAGAGGAGTTGAACATCGTTGCTTGTGTTATCTGCTTCGTCAATAAGGACGACTTTGTGTTTAGCATCTGACGAAAGTGAGACGGTCGAAGCGAAGTTTTTCGCATTGTTTCGGACAGTATCGAGGAATCTACCTTCGTCGGATCCGTTGATGACATAACAATCTACTCCCAATTCATTACATAATGCCTTTGCCACTGTGGTTTTTCCTACACCAGCAGGACCACAAAGAAGCAGATTAGGCAGTTCGCCACTATTTAGAAAGTCTTGAAAGGTCTTTTTGATACCTTCTGGTAGGATACAGTCCTCAATTTTACGAGGTCTCCAGCGTTCGCACCACAAGAAGTCAGTTCTGTCTGTGTTCATAATTTTTCACAAATAAAAATAATTAAATTTAGTCCAAAATTGGGCGATAAACAACAATCTTTGAGGTAAAAAAGTGTTAGTGCCTTGTTTATAAGACCCATTCTGGACGCCTTTGAGGCATACGAAGATAGTTGTCCTTCACCCAAGTTTTTGAGGAAATATATCTTTTATATGCCTCAAATGTATCTATGGAAGCATCAAGTTTATACTCATCAGGCATAGCACGGGCAAAAGGAGTCACTTCAGTAATCTTTCCTTTGGGAAATAAGTAATAGGCATCCACAAGAGTATTATAGCACGAATGGGTCTTACCATACCGCAACGCATATTCATCACAGAGATTCATACCCCACTTAATTAACCAGTAGGCATTATCAATAGTCTTTGCCGCCCATTGAGTACATGGGTGATTGCGGAAAGCACCTTTTTCAGTTGTATATGGAGTTCCATCTTTCTTTGGAAGAGTGCCATAATCGTGACCCCATTTCTCAGATGCCACGATAGAGAGCATTTGACAGCATTCTAGCGGCATTTTAACTATATGTTTGTCAGGAAGACAAATTGCAGACTCTGCCGGAAATTCGGAAGTAACAAATATATTCATCAGAAACAATATTTCTTAAGTTGATGAAGAACTTCCTCTGGTTTATCTTCTAGATAATATGCCTCTGTTTCATAAATGGCATATGAACCAGTTGCCTTTACTGACCTCATAACATCATTTAGTTTATACTGGTTCAGAGAAGCAGATATTCCCAACTTACCACCCTTACACGCCTGTGCAACGTGAACTGCTTCGTGATATACAGTTTCATTTACATAATGCTTTACTGGACTAATTGTGTTTTTGATATTATCTAAACAGATTATAAAATCAGGAGTCTTTAGAAGTCCAAATAACTGCTTGTCTCTACAGACTGGAGCATTTTCTCTAACATTATAATTCTTTAGCATAATTTTGCTAATTATTTCCTGACCGGCAGGAGTCAAATAGAGTAGAAATTCCATAATAAAGAAGAAAGAATCAATTAAAAGTGCTGTCCGGTTCCAGAGCAATCCAGTAAGAGAGATTGTGCTTGGTATTAGTAAATTGTGAAAGAAGTTTCCTAGACACAACTACATTATAAGCACCAGAAACAATTTTACTGATGTTCTCAACCTTGAAGTTGAAAGTAAATTGTTCGTCAGTTTCACCCACAACGATGGAGTATTCGTTAGAAGTATCATTCTTCTTGTCACGAACCACCAGACGAATCGCACCAGCATCACCGATTGCCGAAATATCGGGCAATTGATAAACTGCTGCTGCTTTCACCAGTTTCTCCAGAGCACCAGTTTCAAGTTGGAAGCACACATCCTCAGAAGGAAGTTTGATTTCTTTTTCTGGGGGAGAAATGATTACGTTAGGGTCGGCATAGAAGTACTTGACCCTACGCTTACCTTCACGAATGGTAATATAAGAATTCTCAGTAAAATCAAGGTCTGGGTCCTGATGAAGACTCAAACCATTCAGGAACTGATTCAGGTCATAAACCGCAAATTCACGGGGGAACTCTTCGGTAATTTCTGCCTCTGCCAGAATGTTCTTGGCAATAGAAATTGTGCGAAGTTTATTACCCTGCTTGACGAGAATAGACTGATTGATACCAGCAAAATTCTTAAGGAGAGTCAGAGTATTATCAGAGAGTTTCATAGTGTTTTCTTTCAGTTTCATAATAATCAGCGAGTGAATTCAGTAAGTCCATTATCTTTACGAGTATAATGCCCGTCAAAGTGGAGAAGTAGCATAGCATAGTGAATGACTTTCATCAAGTCACGCTTGTTACGCCCATCCTTGTCCCCATAACGAGAACCATATTTGAGGATGTTTGC